ACTAACAAGTCAAGGAATAAATATCCAAGGAGAGCTAGCAAATAAATACGGTGTCAGCCGCGATGCCATTCTAAAAATGGCAAAGGACGGCGACATTTCAGTACAAACACTTATTGATACTCTGGTAAAAATGGGTAATGAAGGTGTAACAGCAGCAAATAAACCTAAAACAGCGATGGAGCGGTTGACCGCTAGCGTCAATGCTCTAGGACAGTCTTTAGCAGGTTTAGCCACAAATCTAGTGCGTGCGTTTGGGCCGGCTATGCAGTGGCTAACTGATCGCGTTACTGATTTTGTCAACGCGGTATCAAGAGCTATTTCAAGACTTTCCGATTTAATGAATGGGGGCCGTATGGCTCAAGCGGAAATACAAGCGGCACGTGCTGCTGAAACAACGACGCAACGTAAGTTTGGCGTACTTGGCGGAATACGTGCGTTTAATCCAGCAGCACAAAAGTTTTATGAAAGCCAAAAACAAGCAGAGCTGCGGCGTTTAGTCCCTGGCGCTTTTGCTGCGACTGCCCCAGCTGCAGGTCCACTTACAAGTTTTCAAGTACCGTCCCAAGCGGCACCGTCAGGTGGCGCGGGGGCAAAAGGTCCCAAACCCCCAGAAGACCGCACAGCACTTCTTCAAGAAGACTTGGAGGCTATGAAGCTTATGTCCGTCACTCAAGACGGCATACGCGATGCTCTTTTTGAAGGGAATAAGGAACTAGCTATACGTTTGGAGTACGATCAAAAAGTAGCCGACATTAACCGTGATGCGGCAAAAGCCTTACTAAATGCAAACTACGAAACAGAAAAAGCCGTAATTCGGGCACAAGAAATTGTGCGTTTAAAGGACGCTGAACTGGAGATGCTGGATAAACAGCGCGAACTACAACGTGACATCGAAGAAATCTACAAGGAAACCTTCCGGTCTTTACAGGAAGGCGTTGACTGGGAAAAAGGTTTTCTTCGTAGCGACGAAATCGGACAGTTTATAAAAGATGCAGTAAAAGAGTTAGAAAATCTTCAGTTAGCCGCGATCGGCGTATCTCAAGGAATCGGAAACGCTATAGGTTCTGCGCTTACCAATGGAATAGTTGATCTAGTAACGGGGGCAAACACCGTCAAACAAGTGTTTGCTGATTTACTACAAACTGTCGGTCAAATTCTTGCTAATGAAGGAGCAAAAATGATTGCAACCTATATCGCAATTGGTATCGCCAAACTATTCGCTGGTTTGGGCGGAGGCAGTATTTTTGGTGGAAAAGTAGGTGTAGACACAACAGGCGCTTTGAACCTTCCTGATCTTGCTGGAGCTGGTGGATTAAGCACATCGCTGCCCGGTTTTGCTGTCGGTGGCGGATTGGCGGCCGGAGGTCCTGTATCAGCTGGAACGCCTTATGTCGTTGGTGAGCGCGGACCTGAGTTGTTCTTGCCCAGCACAGGCGGCAACGTCATGTCAAACAACGACTTGCGTTCTGCCATGGGTTCCAGCTCCGCTGCAGCAGGCGCACCAGTGCTCAACATGAGTTTCCAGACCACCAACATCGGCGGGGTTGAATACGTCAGCCGTGATCAACTGGAGCAAGCCATGGCAGCCACCCGCCGCCAAGCCGCCAGCGACGGTGCAAAACGAGGGATGACAATGACCTTAGATAAACTGCAGCAAAGCCCTGGCACCCGTAGCCGCGTGGGTCTCCGCTGATGACTGCTCAATTCCCCGGCATCAAACCATCAGAGCGGAGCTTCCGTCTCGGTCAGTTCCCTACAAAGGTGTATCGCGCCTTGTCTGGTGCCACAGTCAAACGAGCCTTTGGCAACCGCGCCTACGGCTATGAACTGCAACTGACCTTTACCAACATCACCGATACCACAGCGTCGCAACTTATCGACCATTACAACGACACATCTGGCGGCTTCAGTCGGTTCACCTTGCCCGCCGAAACATTTGCCGGTATGGATGCGACGCTAACCAGCAAGATCCAATCGCCCACGCAAATCAAGTGGGAATACACCAGCCCGCCTGAAGTGCGCTCGGTTTACGTGGGACGTAACACTGTGACGATCAGCCTTGCCGGGGAGCTTGATTACTGATGAGCGAAATCCGCATCGCACAATATTTCAAGCTGACCACTGCCAGTGGTGTCGTTCATCGCTACCAGAATTATTTTGTCGGCTCCAACAGTTCGTATCTGAGCGAATCCTACGGCTTTGCTCCGTTTCAGGCATCTGGTGCGCTTGCCACGCTCAACGGCGACAACGAAACACTACAGGTGCTGTTCCCGAACCTAGAGGTTGTGCTGCGGCTGGTGGAGCAAGCTAACGGGAACCGCCTAAGCACGCTGCAGTTCACAAACGCATGGCTAAACGCCAGCGACCAAATACTGACCGCGTTGACCGATTACTACGTCGGTATTGGCGCCAGCTTCAGTGAAACCACTGTCGAACTCCGTTTCCGCTCTGCAATCGACAGCGTGGGTAGTGCCTTTCCCACTCGAACCTTGACACGCGAAAACGTTGGCCCGCTGCCTCTGAACAGCGAGCTGTATTTGCGGTGAACGACCTCATTGGCTTGAAGCGTGCCTGGGGCGCCTACCCCGGCGATGGTTCAGGCACGGTCGATTGCTGCCTGCTCTTTGCCGAGGTTCGCCGCCGGCTTGGCTATTACGACCACACGCCAGATTTTGCTTGGTACTTCGAGCGCTATACCGACAAAACATTTCCGCGCCGGATCATGGCGAAATGGCTGCTACAAAATGGCACGCGGTTAAATGGTTCTGAACGTCACGCGGTTGTGTTGTTGCCTGGTACAAAGGGCGGCGCCATGGGTACAGTGTTAGACGACGGCAACGTTTTGTTTATCAGCGAGAGATCCGGCGTGGTGCTGGCTCCGCTTCCCTCCGATTACGGCCATTACTTCAGGCTTCACAAATGACCCGCCGCCTACTGCCCTACGAACACCAGCTAGTCGCTGAGCTGGGCATTAGCGAGCAGGAATATCTGAACTTTGTGCAGGCGCAATTTGATCACACACGCCTGCCTGCGGACAAATTAAAAGAACCACAGAACTGGGAGACAGTTGCGATTGTATTGACGATTGTTGGCGTTCTGTTTCAAGTTGGCGCGGCATTACTGGCGCCCAAACCGGAACTTCCGTCCCAGCAAAATCAACGTCGCAGACGCGATCAAACCTTTTCCCCGCGTTTCGGCTTTAACAGTTCACAAGAGCTTGCAAAGTATGGCGATCCAGTCAACCTAATTTACTGCAACACTGACCAAAACCCTACCGGAGGAGTACGTGTTAATACATCAATGGTGTGGTCGGCTGTCAAAAGTTTCGGATCCAGTCAGTTTATGCAAATGGCAGCAGTGCTTGGAGCATCAAGTATTGATCCGGCTGGCATTGCTCTGGGACGTACGGCTTTTGGTCAAGCAACGTTGCGCCAGTTAGCAGCGCAAAAATACTGGCTGTACTTAAAACAGAATGGCATTTTACGGTTTAGCGATCTGAAGCTTGGCAGCGGCACAGATCCAACCGCAGGCGCGGAACCGGCGTCCGCATATGTATTTCAGGCCTCACTTGCTGGGGCTACGCGCACAGAAGGCTTTAGTCAAGCTTTTTCGCCTTCAACAGCTACGCGTTGTGGAATCACATCGCCAATACCGATCAATGTCTTGTATTTAGACCGTGATGAAAAAGGTAGCTCAAGGCTTCGCGCTGATCTGGGCATTGAACTGGACGGGCGCGGTCCGTATTGGCCAGATGCTTTGCTTGATAATTCACGACCCGCAATACCTATTGGCACTGTATTTACCTTGCGGTTTAAGGCGTTAGCAAGTAACGGAGCAAGCGATGTAAGGCAAGCTGCATCAGAGCTGCGGCGCACTTTGCTTAGTTCCATTGATGCCGCTAGTACCTACAAATTAGGTAGTGCCAAGCTTCGTGTTAAAGGGCAAATTTCAGACTTGGAGTTGGATAACGATGCCACCACTATTGCTTTTGAGTGCATCGAATCTGGCGTTTGTCCGCAGGAAGATTACAAAACACTCAATTACAAAGCCAACGAACAAGAGGCCGAAGATGAAATTGTTCGCCTTAATGCCGAAATTCAGGCACTGCGTGATCTGATTAGCCAGACACCTCCAATTCTCAAGCCTTCAGCGGAGGCGCGCGCCGGGGAAATCAATGCGCGAATCAACGAAATCATCAACTTGGTTGACAGCATTGAAGAGCTGCGTGATCGAAAGTGGACAGCAGCGGAGATTGACGCGATTGCCGGTGATGACGGCAGTGTTTACGACTCAAACACTATTTACTTTGCGCAGAAAGTAGAGAACGCCCGTGAGCATCGCCGTCAACTCCAAGCAGCTATTGACGACCAATTAGATTTACCGGCGCGAGATAGGAACCGTAACGCAATTCGTAACTGGAAAGATGAAATTCGGAATATCAACCGACGACTCAAAAACCTTCAAGGCAAGCTTGATGAAGCAATTCGCCAGTACGGTTTTGCGGATGGCAAAGGTCGCAATCTTCGCGAGGATCGTAAGGCATTTCTTCGCAGGCAAAGCCGCCTCCAGGAAGAGCTTTCGCGTATCTACGGAGATTCCAATAGTGTTGATGTAGCTGCAACTGAGGCTAGGGCAAATGGCTGGCGTGCTCAAATAACACAGAAGCAACAAGAAAAAGCGTACTATCAAGCTGTTTTAGATAATCCTGAACTCCAGAACGATTTTTTCAACACCAAATGCTTGGTAAAAATTGAAGAGGCGTCATACGAAACAATCACGCAATGT